TTAATAATGGCAATTATTAGTGTTGCAAGCATCATTGCTGCAGTAACTAAAACACCAAAAGACGATGTATGGATTGGTAAGCTCTATAAACTAATTGATATCTGTGCGTTAAACATAGGAAGAGCAAAAGACAGGGGGTAGGAAATATGAGTGGAAGAATTATATAAACTTGAAAAGATCTCTAAACCTTTGTATGAAAATTACATTTTTTATCGAAAAGCGTTTTGGATATGTCTCAGCTATGTGCTTTGGGACTTATTCCGTTCTTTTGGGTGGCTGTAATGTACGAATATAGTTGCGAAGTTAAAAGGGTTGTTGATGGAGACACTGTTGATGTTGTCATTGATTTAGGCTTTGATATTCATTTCGCTACTCGTGTTCGTTTGTATGGAATGGACACACCAGAAAGCAGAACCAGAGATAAAGACGAAAAAGCAAGAGGGTTTTTAAGTAAAGATTTCCTACAAAGTTGGCTGGAAAAAGACGAAGTAGTTATAAAAACACGAAAAGATAAAAAAGGTAAATTTGGTCGTGTTTTAGGAGAGATGTTCGTTCGTGGTGAGAACATCAATAAATTAATGGTTAAAGAACACCACGCTGTTGAGTACTATGGACAAAGCAAAGACGACATAGAAAAGCAACACCTATTGAATCGAGAAGTCTTGATAGCGAGAGGAGTTTTTAAACCAAATGAGAAAGATACTTAAATGTTCTTATACTTATTTAATATTCAGTAGTTTTTTATTTAGTCCTGTTTCCCAGGCAGATCAAACTGGAGACTGTACCGCTGGAGAACAATATTGCGAACAAAACTCGATGACCACCACATCGACCACGACTACAACAAACACCAACACTAACACTAACACCAACACCAACACCAACACTAACACCAATAACAACACCAACACTAACACCAACACTACGACAGCAACAAACACTAACACAAACACTAACACAAACACCAATAATAACACCAACACTAACACTTCGACAGCAACAAACACTAACACGAACAATAATACCAACACTTCGACAGCAACAAATACAAACAATAGTACCAGCACGTCTACCGCAACAAATACTAATAATAACACCAACACATCTACCGCAACCACAACGAGCACGAATACAAATAACAATAACAACACCAGCACATCGACGAACACAAACACCAACACAAACACTTCTACGAGCAACAACACTAATACAAACAATAATGTTAACACTTCGACATCGACATCTAACAACACAAACGTAAATAAAAACGAGTCGAACTCAAACTCAAACGTAACCACAGACAATAAAAATGTGAATGAGAACAACAGCACTTCAAACAACACAAATCGCAATATCAATGAGTCGAAGTCTGAACAAACTATCAATCAAAATATTAAGACTGAAGCACCACCTGCTTCTGCGATTGCTCCTTCTATAATGAGCTATAGCCAAGACTTATGTACTGTAGGTCGGTCTGGTGCATTTCAAGGACAAGTCTTTGGTTTGTCGGCTGGTAGAACAGTTAGAGATGAAAACTGTGAAAGATTAAAACTTGGAAAGTATTTATATGACATGGGCATGAAAGTAGCAGCAGTTGCTATTATGTGCCAAGATGTAAGGGTATTTAGTGCTATGTATATGGCTGGTACTCCTTGTCCTTATGAAGGAAAAATAGGCGAAGAAGCAAGAAAAGCATGGGCAGAAAACCCTAAAGATCGACCAGACTACAAAGAAGCAAAAGCAAGTTATGTTTCTAAATGCTACAATTCACTAAATAGTGTTGGACAGAAAAAATCAAGGATGACGTGTAGACGTGAATTTGATAAGGGCAGTTAGTTTAGCTTTTGTTTTATTTATACCTACGCTTAATGCAGGGTATGTTTATGAAGCAAATCAATCTTTAATTGATTTAACAGGCGAAAGTAATACAACGAACATGGGTGTTGGTGATGACCAAGTATCGTCTGCATTTAATTTAGATTTTACTTTTACGTTTTATGGTGAGGATTTTACATCTGCTAGAATGGCAACCAATGGTTGTTTACATTTTGGGTCGACAGGAGGTTATTGTAATGACTACACACCTGATCCACTTCCTGAAATCACATACACCTTATACCCTTTTTGGACTGATTTAATACGAGACAACGCCTCAAAAGTGTTGGCTAAGAATTTCACCGACAAGTCTGTTTTTGGTTGGTATAACCTACGAGAATATAACCGAAGCAACACAGACAATTCGTTTGAGGTCATACTCTGGAAGTCGGATGACAGCTTTGAGTTTAGATATGGTGCATTAAACATTATTAATCATGATGTATTAATTGGCGAACAAGGTGCATCAGACGAACTTTACACATATTTGTTTTATGATCAATGTGGAAAAGGCACAACGAATGTTACAGGAAGTTGTGTAAATGTAACTTGGAATGCTTCTGCTTCAAACACCTTGCTTGAAAATGGGGGGAGCTTGTATGGTGTTGGATCAGGGAATAGTATTGATTGCAGCAATCCTTTAAATAATACAGCTTGTACTGGTTATGATGCTGCTTACCTAACTCAACAATGTGATTTAGATGGATTATATTCTACTCAATGTCCTAATTATTGGGACGATTTATTTGATTATGAGTGCTCGTATGACTCGCAGTATTCGCCAGCATGTCCAGGATATATGGTTGAAACTTTTGTCGACGACACCTATGCTCAAGACGATATGTTTGGTTATGAAGACTATCAAGACGACCAGTACGGATATTATGACCCCTACGAAGAAGAAATTTATTTCTTTGAAGAAGACCCTGTATATATTACTGAGCTACAGGGGATAGAACCCTACTACGAAGAGCTGTATTTTGAAGAAACATTATTTTTTGAAGAAGAATATTTCGAGCCGTTTGTAGAGGAGTTTGATTTAATTCCTGAAGAGGAACTTATCCCTTTAATTTACATAGAAGAAGAACTATATATAGAGCAGTTATACGAAGAAATTGTTTTAAGAGAAGAAGTTTTTACACTTAATTATGATTTACCTATATTAGATGATGTTTTATTAGATCATTTTGAACACGAAGAGTTAATAGAAGAATATCTGGAAGAAGAGGCTATTGAGTATTTAGAATTTGAAACAATAGAAGAATTGGAGGAATGGGTTGAAGAAGAAACTGAAGAAATATTGGAGGAACTTGTTGTTTTGTCTGATACTGAAGATGGAGAACTGGAGAATACGGAGGCAGTTGAAGAAGAAATACAAGATCGAGAAGAAAATATCGAGGTTGTTGTCGCAGAGAATGAAGAAAAGAAAGACAACAAAAGAGCAGAACAATTAAATGTCGTAGCCAATACAATTAGAGCAGCAAGTAGTAGTGTAAGCGGAACAACAGCAGGAACGTCAGCACAAGCAACAGGAACTTCTAGTTCTTCAGGCAGTTCTTATGCTTCTTCTACTACGAACACAGCAGTTGCCAGTTCTTCTTCAGGTGGAGGCATAAGCATTAGTAATTCGCCAAGTATATCAGAGCAAGTAGCAAGTTCCGCACAGCAAACCCAAGAAGTTTTATCCATGAGTTTTTCTGACACAGCTTCTGTTAGCTCTTCACAATCAACAGAAACAGAAGCAACCTCTACGACCGTTTCTTCGGTGTCTTCTTCGATGACGATGGACATTAGTGTAGGTGCAGATGTTTCTCCTCAAGTTGCACAAGCAGAAACACAAGTTCAAAGTATGCAAGGAGAAATAGAAACAGCGACTACAGGAAGTATGGATGCAAGCGAAGCAGATCAAATAGCTGATCAAATTATTGCTCAAAATATTGAAAATCAACAACAAGAACTAGAAGAGAAACAGTCTGAAACAGGGGAGTACGCAGACTCAAGCACACTCATAGCTTATATGGGGTATGTTCCAGGATTTAATTCGTACAGTCAGGTAGAGGTGCCACAACCTAGCGTTTGGTATGAGCCTGAGTTAATATATACTAATGTTAATATTCCAGACAACAACTCAGCGTTTAGTGGATTATACGGAGAGAGTTTAACTGGGATGAATGATTTAATGAATATGCAACCTAATTTATAACATGGCAGAGTTTAAAGGTAAAAAAGTAACTTTAAATAAACCTAGAGCTATTCGTAAAGGCGAACCTGGATATGGAAAGAAACGTAAAGTTGTTTTTGTTTCTAAATGCAGTAGTGGGGGGAACAAAGTTAAACGAATTACTTTCGGCGATAAAAAAATGGGCAAACATCCTGGGGATAAAAAGAGGAAGAAAAGTTATTGTGCTCGCAGTGGTGGCATAAAAAGCGATAGATGTAGTGCTAACTACTGGGCACGTAGAGATTGGAATTGTTAATTAGGAGAGGACTATGGATTGGTTTCAAAGTAAAACAACACAACTGATTGCATTGGCTGGTATTGTCAGCACACTAGCTGGTTTTGGCTACACAGGCGCAACTTATGTTAATCGTATAGAAAATCTTGAGTCTAAAATGACTCGTTATATTAACGAGATTGATGCACTTGCGGATCAAGTTACTGCATTGGACAAAAATGTAGTTGCTGTTGGTGAGCAAATTAAATCATTAAATATAGAAACTGAAGATTTAAGCCCAATTAAAGAAGACATAGTTATGTTACAAACTAGTGTCGCAGGAATAAACTCAAGCATTGATTCTATTTATGATGATGTGCAAAGTTTAAAAAACAAAAACGATAACCCATTGGCGAATTAATATGAACGACGAATATCAAGGTAGTCCTAGATTTGGTGGAGACATGGATCGTAACGAGGTTGAAATCGACCTCAATAAATTTATGGCTCTTCTTCAAGAAAAGTCAGAACTAAAAGACCGCATAAGAGAGCTCGAAGACGAGAAAAACGACAACCCATATCAAAAGTATATTTTTGTTGCTCAGGCAGTAGATGCTTGGAGAATTATACCAAGAGCTTTTTTAGGAATATACATGTTCCTTCTGTATTACACAGTCATGTGGTTTATGGATCTTCCTGAGCCTAGTTTTGAACAGTCAGGTTTAATATCAATCGTTGTTGGTTCTGGTGCAGCATGGTTCGGGCTGTACGCAGGAACTCACAAAAAAGACTCGGAGAAATAAAATGCCTGGAAAAAAGAAAGGACTATACGCCAACATACACGCTAAACGAGAACGGATTAAGGCAGGTTCGGGTGAGCGAATGAGGTCGCCTGGAGCAAAAGGTGCTCCCAGCAGACAAGATTTTATAGATTCTGCTAAAACTGCAAAAATGAATAGCGGTGGTGCAGCAAAGAAAATGATGCAATACTATAACGGTGGTGGACCGACTGAACAAATAGCGAGAGCTTGTGGCGACGTAATGGACGATAGAAGAAAAAAGACTAAGTATTTCTAATGCCTTTAATTAAAGCACAATTTAATCCTGGAATCAAAAAAGAAGGCACAGCCCTGACTGCTAAAGGTGGTTGGTTCGATGCTAATTTGATTCGTTTCCGTAAGGGATTACCTGAAAAGATAGGTGGATGGACTAAAGACACAAACAACACTTTTCAATCGACTTGTCGTGCTTTACATTCTTGGGTGGATTTAAACATCTCTAAATTTTTAGGATTAGGAACAACTTGGAAATACTACATACAATCAGGTGCTAATTTTAATGACGTTACTCCTATCCGAGCTACAACGTCTGCTGGAGATGTGACTTTCTCAGCCACCAATGGCGATGCGACTATTACTGTTGCCGATACTTCCCATGGAGCACAACAAAACGACTTTGTAACTTTTAGTGGTGCTGCTACGTTAAGTGGCAATATAACTGCTGCTGTTCTTAATCAAGAATATCAAATAGCAACGATTGTAAACGCTAACAGCTACACTATAGAAGCTAAAGATACAGATGGGAACACGGTTACAGCGAACGCAAGTGATACAGGAAATGGTGGATCGAGCACGGTAGGTGCTTATCAAATTAACGTAGGTCTCGATGATTATGTTTCTGGTTCAGGTTGGGGAGCGAGTACATGGGGTGACGGTACTTTTGGTTCGGTTAGTGCTTTGTCAGCAGCCAATCAATTAAGATTGTGGACACACGATAATTTTGGTGAAGACCTAGTAATGAATGTTCGTGCAGGCGGTATTTACTATTGGGACACCAGTGCAAAAACACTAGGAACAGACAGAGCTGTGGCTTTAGGTGATTTATCGGGAGCTAATCTACCACCAACACTTGGTTTACAGGTCGTAGTTAGTGATATCGACCGACATGTTTTAGTTTTAGGAGCAGATCCTTTAAACGCTGGAGGTACTGCTCGAACTGGAGCTATCGACCCTATGTTTATTGCTTGGTGCGATCAAGAAAACATTACTGAGTGGGAACCTAAAGCCATCAACACTGCTGGTTCTGCTCGTTTATCTGCTGGTTCTAGTATTGTTGGGGGAATACGAGCAAGACAAGAAATTTTGGTTTGGACAGACACTTCTTTGTATTCTATGAAGTTCATAGGACAGCCTTTTATTTTTAGCACGAATTTAGTAAATGAAGGGGTTGGGTTAATTGGACCGAAAGCTATGGTTAATAGTCCAGTCGGTGTGTTCTGGATGGATAAAAAAGGCATATACAACTACGGTGGTCAAGTGAAACCTATTCCTTGTGATGTACATGACTATGTGTTTGACGATATGAATGAAAGCCAAGTCTATAAGGTTCATGGGTTTTTAAATAAGCGCTTTAACGAAGTTGGTTGGTATTACCCTTCAGGGAGCTCTAGCGAGATTGATCGCTATGTTGTGTATAATTATTTAGAAAATGTATGGTCTATCGGTCAAATGAATCGTACAGCATGGCTTGATGAAGGACTAGAAGCATACCCAAGAGCAACATACACAACCTCTGATGTAGGGTATTTATATCAACAAGAAACAGGAAACGATGCCGATGGCTCTCCTATGAGCAATGTGTATGTAGAGTCAGGTGATTTTGATTTGGGCGAAGCAGGGAACGATATTCAATCGGTTAATGAGATTATACCTGACGTTCAGTTTACAGGAACAAATAGCGCATCGTTGATTAACTGTGTGCTAAAAATGAGAAACTATCCTGGAGACAGTTTAACAACGAAATCAACCAGCAATGTATCATCAACAACACAAAAATTAAATGTTCGTGGTCGAGCTAGGCAACTTGTTTTGCGTTTTGAGTCAGACGACGACAATGTAGGTGCTTACACACTAGGGCTTGGTTTTAGGGTAGGTGCCACTCGTGTTGGGACAAGACCAGATGGACGTAGATAATGGGTAGTTTGTTACAGACAGGATTACCAATGGCTTACGATGAAGTCGACCCAGATACATATAATCGACTGGTCAGAGTTTTAGAACTTAATCTAGCAGCATTTGATCCAGATACGACCAATTCTGTTTTAGCTAGTAAAAGAGATGAAAATGAATATAATAAAGGAGATATCATTTGGAACTTAACCACCTCTGAATTACAGGTTTGGGACGGCTCTAAATGGTACACGTTATATAACACAACATCAAATGGCTTATCGGCTACTGGTGCAATCGGCTCACTAACGGTATCTACTAATGGTGCCACAACTATCAATTTATAGAGGTAATATCATGCCAGGAATGACAGCAAGAAGAAACATGATGAGGGGAGACGATAAAAAGTTCCTTCGTTCAGGAGATGAATCTGTTTATAAAATGGGTTCAAAGAAAAAAGGTAAAAAGAAAGGCAAAAGCAAGTATTAATGCCCTACCAACGCAGAGGGAGGCGAGTCTTTGTTAAAAAGAATGGTAAGTGGAAACATAAAGCCACTGCAAAAAGCACTGATAACGCAAAAGCGATGATAAGAAAATTGAGGAGTATAAAGCACTAATGGCTATTTCAGATAGAGACCTAGACATGATGACTAAACCTGTAGACGATCGTGGACCAAATTTTAGGTTCACCGAACAAGAACTGCTCTATCCACCAGAAACCATAGACGATCGTGGACCAAACTTTAGGTTCACCGAAG